AACCAGGATCTCAGAGGCGTCAGGCGCCTGGCCCTCACCAACCCAGTAGTGAGTAGGGCCGGCGGTTTCCTTGGGGATGTCGATGTCACCCACCAGACCGCTCAGCACGGTGGCGCCGGCAGCGGTGATGCTCAGGCGGTTGTAGATCAGCTCAATCATCGAGCCAATCAGCAGGTCGGTGTCAATCAGCGCACCGCCGGTGGTGAATCCACCTGCGGTCTGATCAGCGCGGATGTTCTTACGACCGGCGCCCATGCCGGGGATCTGCGCGACCATCACGTCGGCGGGGATGCGGAACGAGCCCTGCAGCTCGCGGCCCGAATGCTTCACCGCAGCGGCGGACGCTTCCAGCTCCAGTCCGGCAGCATCACGCAGACGGGCATCGGTCGGGTCAGAAAAGTGCCGAATCGCATTCAGGATGTTGTACCGCTTCACCTCGCGGTCAGACATGCCGATCAGGCCATCAGCGCTCGACTGCATGCGACCGCTCATCTCGACCCTCTTGGCACCCTTGGCTTGCATCGCCAGCTCAAACAGCTCGGCGCGAACGCAGTCCACGCTGGCGCCAGACTCGATGTATTCATCGGCCTTTTCGTTGCCTGCGCCGGCCTTCTCGCACATATTCCGAATGGTCTTCGAGCGCTCGCGCTCAGCCTGCACAGCGGTCATCTCCCGCTCTGCAACGTCAATGGTCTGGGTTGTCATAGCAGGAGATGCGGTTTGCATTTCTCCATTCAGGCTATGCACCTCCTCATTCTCTTCCTTCGCCACCTGATCATCCACGGGCGGTTCAGTTACCGCATCAACCAAAGCAGCAGTCTTGGCAACTGGCTTCCGTGGCTCGACAAACTCCACCAGTTTGGCCAATGCCTGCGGCATCTTGGCGAATCGACCCAAGGGCACAGCAGCTGCCTTCACATCGCGAGCCGGTGCCATCTCCGATGCAAACCCAAACTCAACAGCCTCGGCAGCAGTAAGCCAGCTCTCGGCGGCCATCAGAGAACGCACGTCATCCTCGCTCAGTCCAGAGCGATCAACGTACGCTTGCCGATACGCAGTCGAAATCCGATCGATTAGATCAGCTTCCTTCCTGAGGTCATTGGCGCCACCAATGCCGAGCCCCCATGCCTCATGGATCATAAGGAAGCTGCTCTCTGGCATGACGATCTCATCGCCAGCCATCGCAATCAACGATGCAGCACTGGCAGCCACGCCGTCAATAATCACGCGCTTCCGTCCTGCGTACCGGGACAGCATCGAATAGATCGCTAAGCCCTCCAGCGCATCGCCGCCATAGCTGAACAGATTGATCGTCAGCGGCTCATCGCGACCCGTCAACGCGCTCTGCACCTCTCGGGCTGTAATCTCCCAGCCCACCTCGCCAATCAAAGCCATTTCAAGCCCTGAGTTGTCGGCGGCGGCCTTAATTGCTACGCCAGTCATTCAGCCTATAGCGATCTTGCTACAGGCTATGAATCCCCTTCCGTACCCATTCCCGGCAGAGCAGCCGCTGTCGTCCCATTCTGTTGCTCAGGCAGGCCCAGCCTTCTCCGCAACGCCACCTCGTACGCAATCTGCGCCCAAGTGCTCTCCAGATCAGTTCCATAAAGCTCTGCCATCTGGTCAGAGGTTGACTGCAGTCCCATTTCCTGCGCATCCTTATACGCTTTCATCTCCTTCGCGGGATCTACCCAGCTCCATGTGCGGGCCTGCCAGCGTGGGGACGTGTAAAGCTCTGGCTCGTTCCAATAGTTGCCAAATAACTCAACAGGCAAAACGCCAGCCATTACGGCAGCATCAACCCATTCTTCAAACACTCGCTGGTGGAATTGCTGGATAAACAAAGACTGCATAACCCGATACCAATCCCGAACCTCCAGCTTCTCTTCACGCATGGAGCTGTAATTAGCATCACTGTGATCGCCGCTGATTGCTGAGTAGCTGCTGGTAATGCCAGTCGAAAACCGGCGCAGCATTGTCTTTAGTACAATCTCAAACTGGTTATCATCAGGGCCAAATTGCGGCGGATACGGCTGCTCCCCAGGATTCAGCTCAACCCATTGCCCCGGTGAGCTGCGAGACAGTATCTCCCCAGTGCTTGGGTCTTGCTCATCCGCCAAACCTGAGGATGCCCCTTCATTGGGATCCTCTTCCTTCTTGCCGACAAACCCAAGAATGTTGTTGACAATCCGCTTCCGGGTCCAGTGGGACTTTTCATATTCGTTGATATTGTGAATCGTCGTCAGAACTGGCGCTAGGTGGGGGATTTCACGGAGCTGCCCGATTTCATCGGGAATGAAAACATGAATCAAATCCCTTGCGTCTACAAAATAATGCTTAGGCTCATTGCTCAGTGGATCGCCTGGGTCGCTATTGCCCGGGTGCCGCCGCAATACCGCATACCGCGTAACACGTCCGCCACGACGATCATCGGTCTCAACACCAAGTCGCCAAAAATGGCCAGGCCGATCTGACATGCCATTGTAATCTTCATCAAGCTGATCAACGCTCAATAACTCGAAGCAAAGCTGTTCACGTCTAGGATTATTATTGGCAGATGATCGAATAATTCGAACCATTGCGCCACCGTGCGTTTGAAACGCACCAGCAATCATCAGCTCAAACTGATGAAACGAATATCGCCCGGCAAGATCAAACGTATCAGGCTTGCAAAACTGCTTCCACTTCGCTTCCAGAACTTGATTCCTGACATCATCACGCTCTAGCGCAGTCTGCGCCAGAATCATTCGATCAAGCGCTGCATCCAATGCTCGCCCTTGCTCACCCCTCGCCAGCAGCCGTGCAATCTCCATTGATACCTCAGCCCGCGCCCTGCCCGCTTGTCGATCGCTCCGGCCACCAAGCGGGATCTGACCACGCATCTGCACACCTCGGGCGCCAATCACATTGATCTGCATGCTCCGCACTGCACGCCGGGCATACGGATTCAACAGCGCCTGATAACGACACTTAGACCTAATCCCTTTCAATCCACCCCGCAGCATCGCCTGAGGATCGACAAACACTCCAGGCATGTCGCCCAACAGTCTTCCCCCAAGGTGGCCTGCTAGCCCTTGCTGCGCCCGCGCTTTTCGTGCTCGCGGGCCAGGGCCAGACTCCCAAACCCTGCGAGCAAAACCCTTCGCTCTGCCAATCAAACTCATGGCTCAAACCTCACAAGGATTCTGCGGCTAGATGCCACACCCTGAGCCAACGCCTCAGCACGCCGCGCAGCCGCAACCCTGCTAATCAAGTCGTCGCGCTCCTTTCGTAATTCAGCTAGATCCGCACGTCGCACCTTTCGACCGCCAGATCCCAATGCACCAACCTGATACTCCTGCGCACCGCTTACCAGTGCCCTGATCGCTTCCTTAATCGCATCCAGATCAATCTCATCTTGGCTGCGATCATCAAATGCTCCAGGCGTGCCGCTAAACGCCAAACTGCGGCGCACCGTCAGACCGCCACGCCTTACCGTGTGAGACGCTCCGTCGATCGTTGCCACCACCTGCAGCGCCCAATCACCTGCAGCCATTGCAGAGGTGACCTGCGCTGTTAGCTCAATCATCCAACCATCTGCTGTATTCACTCCAACCGCCTGAGCGCCAGCCCCAGCTGCCTTTCCTCGCAGCCAAACAGTCACCCCCTGCGCACCAACTGGCACGTCAGGTTCAACCCATCTAATCCGGTCTCCCTGGTATAGCTCCTTGGGATTCATCGGCTCACGACTGCAAATCAAATACTCGGCGTCGTGGGCGCCGCTTCCCTCCCAAGCCTACCGATGACAACCGCTGCGCCTCAATCAACCGCTCCAGCTGGTCCCACATCGTCGCCCGTGAATACCGCCGCGCCACCAACTGCAGCGCTGCATACGCCATCCTCGTACAGTCCCCCGCCTCATCCCTGCTACCGGTCGGCTTGTCCCATTTGTACTCTCGCTTGCCGGCACCCTTCTTTGGCATCTTCTTCCACGGGAACAGCTCTGCCAAAAACTGATCCGTAGCAGCCTCACCAAAATGCAAATATCCAGGCCCAGGTTTCTCCTGCCGTAATCTCCCCTGCAGATGCTGAATACTTGTCTCATACCCCACCGGATACATCAGCACACCTTTCTTAATCACACTCTGATTCTTCCTGTTGATATTCACCGGCACTCCCTTACCGATCAGCGGTTTACCCTTGCTCTCTGAACCCTTCATCGGCACCCATCTGCCCACCCTGGTGCGGCACCAGTCCCGTACTTCATGCGTCGCATATCCACCATCATCAATACCACCTAACGCAATCTGCAGCTCTGCCCCATCCTCACGCTTCCATTTCGTCTCCAGCACTGCATCCAACTGATTCAACGTCTCAACCTGCTGTGGGTCGCCATCGATCTCAAAATGCCCCACATGCCAACCTTCCTCTCCCCTCCCCCATCCCCATATCGTCACCACCAGCCGCTCAGCCATCGCACCACCGCCGCCCTGTACGTCAACGCCAGCGGTCAACACCAACACACCATTCGGCACCACGTCCGCTGGATACCCATTCCCAACTCCTGCATCCTGCCGCCGCTGAGACAATCCCTCCACATTCAACTTCCCGGTAATCGTGTCCTCCCATGGCACGCCCAACACCGTATTGTGAAACGTCTGCATCGAATCCGTATCACCCTTCCGCATCATCTCCAGCGCTTCTTGGTACTCACTCACCAGATTTCCCCACTCCGCTCCAGCGTGGTAGCTATACGCTGCCCAGATATGCCTACTCCTTACCCTCGGATAACCATCCTTCAATATCTGCTGGCTACGGTCCAGCCCCAGCGGACATGCCCACCCGCCATGCTCATCCATCCATCGCAACCTGGCATATCCAATCAACTCATGGCAGTTCTCACATTCATACTTCCCCGCATCCTCGCCTTCCTTTCGCATCTGCTCCCACCTCAGCACCTGATACTCCCCGCAATGCGGACACGGCAAGTACCGGTACTGCTGGTCACCCTTCTTAAACCACTGGTGCGTTTTATCATCAGGATAAATTGGCGTCCCGCCAATGATCGTCTTGCGGTTCCAGGTGGTGGCCGATCGATTCATCCCTAGCTTGATCTGATCACCTTCGTCGATCGCGTCATACGCTGACGGTTCCTCAAATATCACTACCGTCCGTTCCTTACGCCGAAACCCCTTACCACTGGCAGCGCTCACAATATCGATCAGCCCGCCATTGGTGAGCTTTTTAAGCAGGATGGTATTCGTCGCCGTTCCCCTAGCCTTCGACTCAGCCAGTAACCCCTGCAAACATGGCGAATCCCTAAACAAATCCGATATATCTTCCTTACTATACTCTTCCGCATCATTCTGCACCGGCTGCACAATCATGATCTTGCTCGGCTTCCAATGCGAGTAATACTGCACCGCGCCGATCTTCACGCACTCGGACCATCCCACACGGGCTGACTTCATGCAAACCTCCACTTCCACATATGCACTGGTAAATCCATAAAACCAGTCACGCTGATACGGCCTAGTCGTCCACTTACCTTTACTCGCTGCATTACCCGTAACATGACCATACGTGTCCGCATACTCAACCCCGTTCAACAGCGGCCGTGGCCTGAAGCATTCCGCCAAGCTCCGAGCCATACTTATCCGATCGCGGCTGATCATCCCGCTACCTCCCCTTCCGTAAACTCCCAGTCCGCTACGTTCTGCAGAAACTGATTCACCAACTTCGTTACAATGTCCTGCTCTTCTACCGTAAGATGCGGGATCTGGTTCTTAATCTGCTGCGGCAAACTCAACGCCTGATCCTGCAACGTCAGCGCCACCGCCTTCTGCGCTTGCTCTACATCATCCCGATACACCAGCTTCCCCTCCAGCAGCTCGCGCTCTACCTGCAGCTTCAGTTTCTTTTCGTACTCAGTCCAGGCGCGTTCTGTGTTGAAGTCTGGTGTGTCGCCATCAGCATCAGCAGGGCGCTTCTCTGACTGAGCTGCATCACTTCTGACGGCCATCCGTTCCTTCGCTGGCCGCAACGGCTTCTGCGCTGCTTCCACAGGCGCTTTTCGGCTGCCATGCTTGCTCTTCGTCTTCGGCACCTTCGCCCACGCATCATGCAGACCCTCCCGCCGCACATGCCGCACACCATTCACCAGCACCTCGTCGAGAAACCCGTTCTCGATCGCCCGGTAAACCTGATTCCTACTCGTCAGCCCCAGCACTGCCGCAGCATCACGAATAGTCAGCAGCTCAGTTCCCGCCACGTGTCACATTCGCTTGTCACAATCTATCTGTGACAGAATCTATGTGACAGGCCGGTTCTCCTGTGGTGGTGCTGGGGTGGGGGATATACTGGCCGGTTATTGCGAAACAGTCACATAACGATAGCATGTTCTCAATAGAGAAAACAGGCGTCGGAACTAACCGCTCTGTTCTCAACAGGAAGGACCCAGATCCACTGCAGTGCAAGGGTTCTCAATAATTAGCAGTGTTGAGAATCAATAGCTGGCCTGCCTTATTGAGAATCCCAGTGCTGGCCTGCCATCTCAGCGGAAGCCTGCCCGCGCCAGCTCCTCCCTCAGCTGTTGCTCAATCTCCCCAGGCCAATACACCTGCACCTGCTTCTGTAGGTCGCCCTTCAGGTCGTACGTGCTGGCTCGGCGCTTGGGCTGGGGCTCAAGCGTCCACTTCATCTGCGCTCCGCGGAATGACTCGTAGCTGCCACGGCCGGTCCGCTGCCAGATACCGAAGCGGCCCTCCCCGCCCTTGATCGGCGTGATGAACATCCGATTGGCGCGGTTCACCATCGTTCCCGTCTTCCTGACTGATGACCATCCCGTAAGCGCCTTGGTGTAGGCAGCACGTGTGACGTTGCCTTTGCTGTCCTTGCGCTGCGAACGAGTGGGGACCATCGTGACCCTGCTGCCCACAAGTTCAGAAGCTGCCAGGTCTGCGCCCTTGGTGCGTGGCTCTGTGCCTTGCGTGAGCACAGAGATGTAGCGACCAGCAGCACGTGGCCGATCAGTGCGCAGGCCAACCTCAGCCACTAGGTTCTGAGGTGTGGGTCGTTCGTGATAGGTGGCGTTGTAGGTCCAGGCTGTGGCACCGCCTTCAATGCGGTTACTGCGGTTGGTCTTCAGATCATCCTTGAGCCAAGCCTGGGTCTTGATCACGGTGTCGCGCAATGCACGGCCACTGGCATAGCGCAGGTTCTTCTCGGTGAGCAGCTCCAGCCCTCGTATTGAGCGGTCGAGACCAGTTGTATCGAGGCGGATGTCGAGCATGAGTAAAACCCCGCTGCAGGCGGGGCGTGCGTCCCATTGGCGCCAGGGTCAGTCTGGGTAGGTGTCAGCAGGGCCAGGCAAGCCGTTACACCCGAAACAGGGCGTTACAAGATTCGTAACACCCCAAACCCAAGCCCCCCACTCAAATACAGGCCCTCCTGTTACACTGTTACACCTATTCAAGAAAAGGTATAAGTAAAGAGAGAGTTGGGGACGTATCACTGTGGAGGGGTGTGGGTGTGGATGTATGTGCCTTTATGGGGGGCTGTATCCCTTGGCCGGCGTAACGCGTAACAATTCCCCCAGATCGCAGCCCACCACTCAAAAACAGGCGAAACACCCAACGTAACCACCGAAACGGTTTTCGGTAGCAGCGTGAACAGTTCAGCCTTGAATAGTTCGTATGGGCACAGAAACCGCTCGACTGACCGAACCGATGCCTTTGAATCGGATCACGCCTGCTCGAACTGCTCCAGGGATGCGGGAGAGGACGGTTGCCCAGCTATGAGCCCATGGCGTATCGGACAGGATGCGCTCGATGCCCTTGGCGGTGTTGGAGATGAAGAGGTTGCCATCTTCGGTTTTGATGCCGATTCGTCCGAGGTGCGCCTCTGCGGTATCTGGGGTGATGTCGATGGATGAGGCTGTGTGGTTGGCGATTTCCACAAGCTCGCCGATGGTGCGTGTGAAGGCTTGACGATCCGTCTCAACCCTGAGCTGATGTTGAAGGATGGTTTGGAGGCAGCGGTGTTCGTCGGGTTCGGCGTTGGCTTCTTTGTATGGCTGCCAATCGTTCTGATCAATGAGTGTGTAGGCGTCGGCTTCGGTGGCGACGTGCTGGTTCATCAGGGACCATGCACCGGCGAGTAGGGTGCCGTACTGGTCACCTTCACGTTGGGAGTCGAAGCGATCAGCGGCAGCACGGCGAAAGGCAGCGACTGAATCGCGGATGATTGATATGGAGCGTACGGAGCGGTGAAGGAGGCGATGGCCTGCGGTGGTGGTGATGATGCGTGTGAGGTCAGCGTCTAGGGCAGACCAGTGAGCGATGCGGTCTGATTTAGGGAGGTAGGAGGGGTTACGAAGTGTGAGCTGAGCGAAGCGTGAGCGATCGGCGCCTTGCTTAAGGGCGGTGGAAATGGAGCACATGAGGAACATGGAGCGAACGGTGAAGCGCTGTGCGGCACCGTCAGCGCCACCTTTACCGATCACCCCACGGCCACTGGATGATGCGACGCGAGCTAGGGCGAGGATGTCTTGAATGCGTTTGCGGTCGGACTGTTCGTTGGATTCGGCTTCGTCGAAGATGACGGGGAGAGCGTCGGAGCGCAGTTCTTGGCGGATGAATGCTTCAGTGGTGTTGCCTTCAGGCCATAGGGCGAGGGATTCGAGGATGGGGCCAAGGAAGCGGTTAAGGATGGCGGATTTGCCGGAGCCTGCGGATGCTGTGAGCCAGATGTGTGGGCGCCAGGAGAGTGCACCACAGATGGGCGCGAGTGCGAGCCAGCCGGCCAGGAGGATGCCGGATGCGGGGACTTCCCAGTGGAAGCGAGAGGCGATGTCTAGGAGTTCGGCGCCTTCGTGATCGGTGAGTGGGGTGATGTCTAGGGGGATCTCGATGGATGTGAGGCGCTGGTAGTTGAAGCGTGATGGCGGTGGGGCCATGACGGAATGGGAGATGCCGTCAACGATGAGGCGATCACCGAGGTGCAGGATGGAGCGGTTGTCATCGATCCATGCACCACGACCGCGGATGCGATCGGGGGAGTAGACACCGGTGCGTGCTTGGCGAGCGAGGAGCGAGGATACGGCTGATTGCCAGTCAACGCCGGATTTGGAGGGGTAGATGGTTTGCCAGTAGGGGAGTTCGGCTAGGCGCAGGAGGTTGTTTGTGGAGTGACCGGGTGCGGTGAGGCGTATGACCTGGCCGGTGTTGCCGGGTTGGTAGTAGTAGGAGTCACCATCGAACCCGAGGCATGTGAATGGTGCGTTGTCTGGAATATCTGGCGGTGGTGTGGGTGGTTGGTTTTGGTGTTCCGGTTCTGGATCTGGTGTGGGCTGAGGATCAGGGAGGGTATCGATTAGGCGTGCGTGTGCTGCGAGTTCGGTAGCGGCGCGTTGAGGCGTCCATGAGGTGGGCGCATCAGCGAGGTCCCATTTGTGTGGGGTATTGGGTGGGGGGTTAACGATGGAAACGGTGCAGCCGATGCGTTGAAGGCGTGGCGCGAGTTTGGCCATGCACTGACGGCCGGGATCGTCGTTATCGGGCCAGATGGTAACGGTGCGAGCTGAGAGGGGTGACCAGTCGGTGTGTTGTACGCCTGCGACACCACCACACCAGGCGATGCAGACGTGATTAGGGAATAGGGGTGCTGCAGCGTCGGCTGATTTTTCGCCTTCGGTGATTAGGACCGGAGCGTTTGGGTTGGCGGTGAGTTTGTGGAGGTTGTAGAGGGGGCGAGGTGCGGGCCAGTGGGAGTCGAAGGGATCTTCATTGCTGGGGAAATGCCACTGGTTATCAAGCCAGGTGCGCTGGACAAAGAGTTTTTGCGGTTCGCCGTTCTTGGGTGGCTTAGGGATGCGCTGCACCCAGAACAGCTGGTTGCCGTCAGCGTCGGTGTAACACCACTGGGCGACGGCACGCCCGAGCGAAGGCGGCGGTGTACCTACTGGTGGTGCGGCTGGTGTGCGATGTGGCCGCTTGGATTTCTTGGGTGCGGACACGGCGGGTGATGGCAGGCCGAGGTGTTGTTCGATGCGTGAGACAGCCTGTTTGAAGTCCCATCCGGTGACGCGCAGGAGCAGGTCCATACCGGTCATGCCGCCGCCCTGCTGGTTCTTGCCGCCGCATTGATTGCAGTAGCAGCCACCGGGGCCATCGTCGTTATCCCAGCGGAAGCGGTCGGTGCCGCCGCAGGATGGGCATGGCTGGTGTTTATTGGTTAGCTGATCAGGCGAAATGCCGCCAAGGGATTGCAGCAGCTCCGGCCAGCGACCGGCTGTGAGGTCGTTGATGGAGCGCATGCGAGGTGTTAGGCGATGCCGCGGCGTGCGGAACGAGCAGCGCGGCGCATGTGATCAGCGATGAGCTGGCGTATGAAGGCAGCACGTGAGAGGCCAACGAGATCGCGTTCGCGGTCGACGTGCGCCATGAGTTCAGGGGATAGGCGGATGGCGGTGGAGGAAGCACGTAGCTGGTGGTTGGGGTTCTGGGAGAAGGGACCGTTCATGGGGTGGAGCGTTCTGAGGCAGCCTACCGCAGCAGTTCCGGAACTGGTGTGCTAGGGTTTGGGAGCCATCCCTCCCGAGCCTCTCTGTGATGATGCTGACCACTGCCCGGGCCAGGTGGTGGGTGCTTTGCGGAGTAGAGCCGCGAAGTCTCAGCCTCTCGTCTGACACCGGTCCCATCGAGGACTGTCGCTGGTTCCTGCTTCACAGAGCTCAGGGCGGCAGCAAGTGGGGTGGTGGTGGCAACTATTCACGCTCGTTGATGCCATGACCGCCACACCAGAAGATCACCAGCCGCTCTGGCTGGCCATGCACAACGCCGGGATGAATGCGCCCGGTACGCCGATCGACGCCATCGCGGCTGAGATCGAAACGCTGCGCGACTGGCTGAGGTTTTATTTTCGGGATTTTCTGCCTACGCCGATCTACGACTGCTTGGCGGCAGAGATACTGCGGGCCCAGGAGGCCAGCCAGGATACGCCGGCCCCGCCAATCGCCAAGCCCGCCACCCTGCAGCTCACCGCTGATCAGCAGGCAGCCATCGATGGGATCCTGCAGGACATCACCCAGCCCGGCGCCACGCCAGTGCTCTGCGGCTACGCCGGCACCGGTAAGACCGTCACCACGGCGGCGCTGGTATCTCGGCTGGCGGACATGGGCAAACGGGTGGTGGTGGCCACGCCGACCCACAAGGCGCGGTCACAGGTTGAGCGAGCTCTGGCTAGGTGCGGCGCCGAGGGGTTTGAGGCCGTGACCGTGGCGCGGCTGTTGGGGCTGAAGCAGTACCGAGACAAACAGACCGGAAAGGAAACTTTCAAGCCCGACCCAGGCGGCAAGAACATGCTCAGCAAGACCGAAGAATGGGATGACGATGAAAAGGAAATGGTAAAGATCCGCCCTATCGATGTTGTCATCGTTGACGAAACATCAATGGTCAACAGCGAGCTGTACGACCTGCTGCTCCGCGAACTGAAGGGCCGGCCGGTGGTGTTCGTTGGCGACGATCGCCAGCTGCTGCCCGTGGGCGAGGATGAGGCTTGCAAAGCGTTCACCAAAGGCAGCTCCCTTTACCGGCTGACTGAGGTGCTGCGCCATGACGGAGCGATCCTGAACCTGGCCACGGCCACTAGGCAGTTGGCGCTGGGCAGGGCTCGGTTCGCCTCAGCCGATGGCGGCGGCTCCCAGGTGCTGGCGTACCGCAGCCGGGATCAGTGGGGAGCCGCACTGCTGGAGATGGCCGCATCCAATGAGGCGATGAGCGATCCCGATTTCTGCAGGGCGCTGGCCTGGACCAACGATTCGGTGAACATGATTAACACGCGCATCCATCAGCGCCGGTACGGCATGGATGCGCCCCAGTTCGTGGAGGGGATGACATGCGTAACGGTGGATGCCATCCCCGATCCGATGGGTACGGCGCCGCTGCTGAACAGCACGGTGGACGTTCTCATTCAGGAGGCCATCCGCAAGCCCCACCGTTTCACCGAAGCCGGCGATCTGCCGACCGATGAGCCGTGGGACACCTGGGAGCTCACGGTCACGGGCGACTTTGCCATGGCCAAGACATTCCACGTCATCGCGGCAGAGGATGAGCAGCGCTGGCAGAAGTGGCTAAAAGACCTTGCCGATGAAGCCAGGGAGGCTGGCGGCCAGAGGCGTTCAGAGCTGTGGGATCTGTTTTTTAGGCGCAAGGACTGCGTGGGCAAGCTGCAGCCCGCTAGCGCCCTGACCGTCCACAAGTCGCAGGGCAGCACGTTTCAGCACGTCTTCCTGCACTGGGATATTGACGGGAAGGGGTCGCAGCCGACCGCTGTTCAGAATCAGCTGTCCTACGTGGGCATCACCAGGGCAGCTGAGTCGCTGCACGTGATGGGGGATCGGTGATTCTGCAGCTCCGCCCCCGCCAGTCCCAAGCCGTCGAGGATCTCCGCCAGTCCTACGCGACCGGCGCCCGTGCGCCCATCCTGGTGGCCCCTACCGGGTTTGGGAAAACGGCCACGGCGACCGAGATCGTCCGCCTGACCGTCAGCCGCGGCCGCTCAGTGTGGTTCCTGGCCCACCTGCGCGAGATCCTCGATGACACCGCCGAGCGGCTCATGGCCGCCGGGATCAGCCACGGCAGCATCCGGGCCGGCAGGTCGTCCGATTACAGCCAACTGGTGCAGGTGGTGGCGGTTCAGACCGCCGTGCGCCGCTCTGGGCTGCCGCGGCCGGATCTGATCATCATCGATGAATGCCACCTGGCCGTGGCCGAGTCGTATCGGAAGGTGATCGCCGCAGCCGGCCATCCCCTGCTGCTGGGCCTCACCGGCACACCCCAGCGCCTTGACGGCCGCGGCCTGGGCGAGGTGTTCGATCGGCTGGTGTTGACCTGCAGCACCGCCAAGCTGATTGATGAACAGCTGCTGGCGCCGGTGCGGGTGTTCGCCCCGCCCCCGCCAGACCTGAGCGGCCTGCACACCAGAGCCGGAGACTTCGACCAAGGCGAGGCTAGTGAAGTGCTCTCCAAGCCGGCAGTAGTGGGTGATGCGCTCAGCCACTGGCAGAAGCTCTGCGCGGGCCGGCGCGGCGTGGCGTTCTGCACCACCGTGGCCCACGCCCAGGCCGTGGCGGAGCAGTGGCAGCAGGCCGGCTATCGGGCGGTGGCCGTACACGGCGGCAGCGACGATGCAGAGCGCCGCGAGGCCGTGGCAGGGCTCAGGGCCGGCCGGCTCGACCTGGTGGCCTGCGCGCAGCTGTGGATCGCCGGTGTAGACGTGCCGGAGATCGACGCAGTGATCTGGCTGAGGCCCACCCAGAGCCTGACGGCATGGCTGCAGGGCAACGGCCGCGGCCTGCGGATCGCCCCAGGCAAGCGCGACCTGCTGATCCTGGATCACGTCGGAAACTGCCAGCGGCTGGATCATCCGCTGTTCGTGCATCCCTGGAGCCTCGAAGGCCGGGTGAAACGAAGCAGAGAGGCTGGGCTGTCGGTGCGGGTCTGCCCCCAGTGTTTCGCCGCCATGCCGTCAGCTCGCCAGGTCTGCCCCGACTGCGGCCACGAGTTCAAGCCGGAGCGGCGGTCGCTGCAGACGGTTGATGGGGAGCTGGTGGAGGTGCAGCAGGTGGATCGGAAGCGCGAACAGGCCAGCGCCGCCACCCTTGACGAACTGATCGCCATCGGCCGCCGCCGTGGCATGAAGAACCCCGCCGGCTGGGCACGGCATGTGCTGGCGGCTCGCAGCCTGCGCAGCGGTAAGGCCAGGGTTCGGGAGCTGGTGGCGTGACAATTGCTGCACCGTTCCCATACTTTGGCGGCAAGCGCCGAGCCGCCCCTCGCATCTGGCAGGCACTTGGCGACCCTGCTGGCTATGTCGAACCGTTCGCCGGATCGGCTGCCGTGTTGTTGGCTCGGCCCACGTTTGCCGGCCGCAGGGTCGAGACCTTGAACGATGCTGACGGCTGGCTGGTCAACACCTGGCGCGCCATTCAGCTCAGCCCTGCCGAGGTGGCCCAGCACGCATGGGGGCCTGTGACTGAGATCGACTATCACGCTCGGCTGGCCTGGCTGCAGCAGCGCCGCACACCCGACCTGGTGGCATGGATGGAGGGCGACCCCGAAGCGCACGACGCCAAGGCCGCTGGGTGGTGGCTCTATGTGGTGGCTTGCGGCATTGGCGACCCATTTGGCCCCGGTCCTTGGCGAGTAGTAGACGGCCACCTCCGCAAGCTCCCGCACTTGGGAGACGCGGGTCAGGGTGTGAACCGCAAGCTCCCGCACTTGGGAGACGCGGGTCAGGGTGTGAACCGTGAGCTCCCGCACTTGGGAAACGCGGGGAGGGGTGTGAACCGTGAGCTCCCGCACTTGGGAGACGCGGGGAGGGGTCAACTGGAGAGTTATATGGGGCAGCTTGCTGATCGCCTGCGCCGCGTGCGCATCACCTGCGGATCGTGGCAGCGAGTGGTAAAGCCATCAGTCACGCGCAGCGGCACCGGCGGCGATGGCACGCGGGCGATCTTCCTAGATCCGCCCTACGCCACGTCCGGCGATCTTTACGCCCATGTTGACGCCGATGTCGGCCTGGCCGTGCGCGATTGGTGCGTGACGGCACCGCGTGAGCTGCGGGTGATTCTTTGCGGCTACGACACCGAACACGATGCCCTGCTGGCGCACGGGTGGACCGTCACCGAAGGCAAGGCGGGCGGAGGAGCTGGCTACAGCACCAATAGCGCCAACGGCCGCCGAGAGCGGCTATGGCTATCGCCGGCCTGCATTGGCACAACACAACCCAGCCTGCTGCCATGACCCACCCCCCACGCTGGACCCCCGCCGAAGCCGACTACCTGGAGTCCCTGGCCGGCGAGTTCCCCCTCATGGAGGTCGGCCGCCGCTACCGCCGCCACGCCGGCCTAGAGGGCTGGCCGAAACGCTCAGACAAGGCCATTGAAGCGAAGCTCATCCGCATGGGCCTGCCGGTGTGCGTCCGTGATGGCGAGTGGCTCACCACCGGCGGCGTCGCCGACATCCTGGGCTGCCCCTGCGCCCGGGTCGAGGCGTG